ACCCCTTTCAGGAAGGCATAGTTAGGTGGCCTCGGAGTGCTAGAGAAGATATGGGAGCAGATTTTATTCTTGATCTCGCAAAAACGCTTTAGAAAGTGCTCGGGCACAAGATCATAAAAGCAGTGTTGATTCATATCGAGCTTTGATACCACAAAAGATGTCATATACGCCTTCAGTAAGTCCATGCATTCTTTTAGTTCCGTCTTTAAGTGTTCAGGGCAGGCGTCGTCCAACGAACATTGAGCGTAAAGATAAGCATATTCAATATCCAAATGTTGCAAATACGCTGGGGCTACCCATGAGTGGGTCATCTCTTGTTCATAGACCTTTTGAAAGTCGCCATTGAAATAAAAAGCAACACAATTATTTTTATCGTCCAACGTTTGGAATATCACAGCCGCTCCTCAATAGATGGTCCCCCTGGACCTCGCTACAGAACGGTCTAATAAATCCGACACATCTTGTCCAGTATTTTTTGGATTGTCCTTCAGTGCTTCAGATGTGATCGTCAAAGCATTGTACGCCCCAGAGTCATTGAGGAATCCTATAAATTGGTGATTAACATAGGTCAAGGCATCCTCGAAAGTTCCCGTGTTGAGAAAAGATTTTGCATTTTGTTTTATTGACATGATTAAGGCTTGCTCGTATCTATAATCACACTCATGGTTTCTTATATCAATATATAAATTTAATTTATATTCATTATTATATTTTAAATCAAAAGATTTTTTTGTCATTTGTATTCTTCTTTGCACAAATCTATAAGGATCGTGGCCATATCGTGAATCAATAATTTCTTTTCTTATAAAAGGTCTAAAAGAAATAAATTTATTATATAAATTAATTAAATATTGAAAAATATAGTCTATATCTCTGATATAAGATAGGGAGTAATAATCTTCAAACACACTTTCACTAGAAGAATTATACTTTCTTAGGTATCTCTCCATCTCAACAGAACCAAGATTGGCACAAATTCTCGCTGGTGCATTAGAATCTATCAAAAAACCATGTTTAATACTATTTTTGATAAAGAAAAGAAAATTTCTATTGTCTATTATATTATCAATTTTATTTTGATCATTGTCATAAGTTAAATCAGTTACTTCTAGAAAGATTCCAGTCATTGTTAGAGGCGAGTGGCGGCTAGAAACAAAACCAGTTAGTGAAATAGGCAGCTTTTCTTTTTGTTCATAAAACAAGTCTAAGAAAGTATCAATAAAATCATTAAAATCATTGATTTCTGCCTCTCTTAAAACAATTTTTGGATAAATATTGTCAAATAGTTCTTTTATGAGTAGTTCATAGCCAAGCAATGGGTTTGTATAGCCATTTTTTAGCCTTAAAACTGATAAGGTGTCGTCTTCTTTGCTTATTTTGCCGCTAGATAAGCCTTTTTTGTGCTCTTTCAACAAATCTACAACTGCTTCCGCAGCAAAATCAAATAAGAAAATTGTATCACCGCCATCTAACTGGACTGGTTTTATTTTTTCTTGTCTTGGTATAAGAAAACGATGTAGTCTATCTATCTTTCCATAATACATGTTCTCAATAAACCAAAAGTTTCTAAAAACACCAGGATACTTCTTTATAAGCCCTTCGGGTATAGCATCATTCCTGTACTTCGCCCTTTGGTTGAATAATGACCTTGAGTTTCGAATTTTATTATTTGCTCCGAATTTTCGAGAAGTCATTCGCTCCCACCTCCAGAAGAATTATTGATTAGAGCAGCTTTAAGTTCTTTTTCTGCTTGTCCAAAAGATTTATCATTACACTCAACATTAACTAATTCAGGTGGTGTCACGTTAGAAGCAAAACTTTCTGCTTTTTCGGTGCCACTAGAGCTAAAAGTCGCAGTCAATTTTGTAGAAAAGCCACTAATATTGATCATGTTGTCAACTCTACCTATAAGATGATAACCTCCAATGCCCAATATATTAGCAGGTGTTCCTCTAACATCTGGCTCGCCAAGCAAGTCTGCTCCAAGGCCACGATTGTTTAAATAAACATACGTCCCAGGAAAAAATATATTATTGCCATACATATCGGCGGTGATTTGAAAGTTGTTTGCAAGTTGCAAGTCTGGGAGGTCTCTGTTCTCTTGAATTCTTGCAGACTTCAAGAGCTTGGAGGCATTCCCATTCTTGCTAAAGGATACGCTCTTAAGTAGCCCTCGATCTAAACCACTTGTTAAGTGGAAAATGCCATTCTCAAAATCTCTTCGAAATCTTGTGAGGGGTGGTTGTGGCCTTTGTAGAGAGATTGGCTTGTTTGTTTTGGCATAAATAACTAGATATGTGAACTTGTCTCTTAAGCTTTTCTGGTTAAAAGAATCAAATACAAACGTGCTATTCTCTGGGTTGTCAAAGTCAATTCTAAACTGATCTAAATCAAGAACTGAAGAAGATTTAGTGCTATTTGTTTCTTGATTTTGGCTTCTTGATTTTGACTTTTTATCTTTTTTGCGCTGTCCTTTAATATCCCCTAAGTTATACTTAAGCTCAATCGGATCTTCCCCACCCGCAGCGGAATCTGCTGTTATGATATCTGTTTCGAGAACAACATTTTGCCTATTTGTGCCAAGGAAACATTCTGGCCCCATTGCTTCAAATACTAATTTCTTTATCACTTCTCTGGTAAAAAGGTACAAAGGATATGTTGTTCCCGACTCAATTCTTCTGGGCACTCTCGACGCCATGAAATCTGAAAATAAATCAACTGATATAGGGATGTCGGAGATGTTTATGGTTATGTCACTAACTCCATCAGGATCTCTTATTGTTAATGGACCTGTAATAAAACGGACATTGCCAAAATAAACTTCATTATCTTTAGAATCAAGAACGTTATTTAATGCAACTGCTAAAAGATCTCCTAAAAAGAAATATTGAATGATTCTCGTTTCGGGATCTTTATTTACACTATTCTCTGGTTGGTAACGCTGGTCTTGGCAGTAGTCAGAGATAACTTCAACTTTAGGTCTCTTTGCTAATTCATTTCTTAACCTATCCTGATCTTCAAGAAGCTCAGTGTCTCCTTCTGCTATCTCTAGCATCTCTTGTTCAATCTCATCGTCAGTCTTTTGAGTAACTGCAGCACTGTATACTAAACCGGAGACAAGCAGCTGTCTCAACAATGAACCTTGGGAATTTTCTATGTCTCTCGCTATATCTGCATCATAGATAGATTTTAATGTTTTTATTTCCTTTGGGGTTAAGCAATTCGATTGTCCACCATTGGCCTTGGAGGGATCAGATACTTTCTCGCCTCTTATCAGATTTTCAAATACTTTTTTTCTATTTCGTCTCGCATTTCTTGTCTGTTCGTCGGCGAGAACATCAGAATCATTTGTTAGAGAAACAGCTTCCAATCTTGGGTGAAGGTCTAAAACAACCCTTACTCCACCGCCACCGCCCTGGTCATCAAGAATTTCGATATCATAGTCAGCAACACTCAAGTTCATAGTCAATTGCGTATCTTTTAGAGCGTTCACCAATACGGGTTCTAGGATTCCACCTCCACCAGTAGCGCCCCAGCCCACAACTATTTTTAGTGTATAGTTCATGGGATCCCCAATCCTTCCTGCTTGTCCCAAGGATTGTAGAACCAGATCAATTATTCTATATCCTCCCTCAAATTCGATACCGTCTTGATCGAAGCCTCTTCTTGTCTTAAACAATTCGTTGAAGTTTTGAGCATATATCGCTAGCTTTCCACTTACTTGACGCTTAGCTGTATCGGGATTTGAGCCAAATAAGCTATATGATAAATATTCAATCCCTACTCCTACTCCTCGCTGTTCTCTACTGTTGAGCATATCTTGTAAATCGGTGATAGGATCGACAAATGAATTAAATTTTATTTCCACTTCTCTAGGTGGTTTACCTCTGCCTTGAGGATATTGCTTGTAGATTTTGATCATCGGTACAAGCTGTGATAATTGCCAATGTCTTATGGAGAGGAATTGTAATATACCTTTTCTCATCCTTAATTTATTCAACATCGTAGCTGAATCAGATGCAGTAACTTTGTGAATGTTTTTATATTTTATTTGTCCCCGATTGTCCAGTTCTCCAGAACCATCATAAAAAGCTGGAGAATGGGTCGGTGGCTTACTGTCTTTAACTATCTGTTCTAAATTAGATATTAAAATACATTGGTCATTTACATTTACTACTTCTTCTTTTTGTTTTTTTACTTCCTTTTCTGTTGGTCCATCTTTTTCTTCGCTTGGTTTGCCTTTTAACTCTTCAAGCGTTTCCTCAGTGAGTAAGAATTGCTCTAAGCCTGGGCACTTGGAGTCTGTGTTGCCTCCTACCGTCTTGTTTTGTACTCCCTTTTCGTCTAACAATCTATTGAAAGCAGCTTGCGTCTCACAACGCCAGATACCATCAACTCCAAATTTTGGAAGTATTTCACTTGGCTGGTCTGTTCTTCCTTTAGAATCTAGTTCATTGATCATTAAGATCTGAAGATCTCTGACCCTGGCATCGCCAAAGTTTTCGTCAATTGGATTATTATTGATTGCGTAACCTGTTTCTTTATCGTAAATAATTGAAGGATGCTTGGGGTCGTCAAAACCTGTGCCAAATCCAAAAGGTTCGGAGACGTCAATATCATACAAACTAAGGTCTATACCCTCGGGTACATTTGTAACTTCTGGCTGCTGTTCATTCGGGGCCTGTTGTCTTGCCTCTACTGGCTCTTTATCTGCCATCCTAAACTCCTAGATAATTTAGCACTTGGTCTAGAGGATGAGGAATGTAGATAATTTCACCATATGTTAAGTGACTCTCGGTGGGCTTCCGGTTATACCATGCTATAACCCACCACTTTGTAGAATCACCATAGTGGTCATACGCTAGTTTAAAATACCTATCACCAGTCTTCCAGACATGATTGATGACGGTCAGGGAAGGAATCTGTTCTTTTGTTATGTGCAGTAATTGTGGTGTCGTATACTGCATGATCCCTTGGACCCCTCTTTCGTCAAGAGTGTCTTGATACATTTCCTTTTGATTAAAAAACTTTGTTCTCCCAAAATATCTAGACATTTCAGCTATCTCCCGATTTAAATATTGCGTCCGAGTCACTTTGTGTCTGGGGGTGGTCATCTACCGTATTTGTGCCGATGATTGTGTTAGCTCTCTGGATACCAGCAGACCAGGGGAACAGGGCTGCGTCTGCACCCCATTCTGGTGCTGCATTAGAGGCGTTGGCTTTTTTGCGGTCGTTGATTTTATCTACATCTCGACTTCTTGGCTGACCGTTTCTCCTGTTTTGAGAGAGTTGTCTAGCCTCCGCTTTCTCCCACCCCAGCGTGTGTTGGTGGAGAACGTTAAATTGTACTGATAATTGAATTACTTTTGGGAACAATCTCTTGTCTGGATCGAAAAACCCTTCATCAAGTAGCGGATTCCAGTTATAAGAAGTGATTACTCCAAGCAAGCCTGAGGTTCTAACATCACCTCCTGGGCCTCTAGAGGCATCAAATATTAAGTTTGCAAACTTAATCTTGATTAGTGGGCCTTTGGACATAGTTGAGGCATTGTCAATTTTGGAGTATTCCGGGTAGAGCATCCTAGCCAAAGTAGACGTCTTAACTAAGTTTGATTCTGCATCTTCTAAACTAAAAGCTGGCACTTTCCAAGTAAGGCTGATGGTTCTTGACGTGCCTTTAAATGTTTGTATGGGATCTGGTCTGCCAAGAGTTTGTGTCCCTGCCCAGCCACTAGTGAAACTTTCGGAATATGTGGACAAAAAGGCTTTAAATGAAACAGTGGCACCAGAAAAAGTTTGATAAAACTCTAGAACTTGTCCTTTGGATTCAAGTACATCAGACGCATCATTGCTAAAAGATACCATTGTTATTGACCCCCAGATGTAATTAGGGCACCAATTTCTTGTGCCAGCTGCGATCTATCTAAGTACACATGCACTTGAATATTTGATAAAGATTCTGTTAAAGTAGTTTTCAGTTCTTGTCTTTCTCTTGCAATCCTTTCATCAATAGCGGTTGTATCACTCAGAACTTGTTTAAAATCGCCAAACAGTTCAGTAGCTGACCCCTGTACTCCAAGGTTTTTCATTGTATTGTCCATCATTTTAAAGAATTCAGCCAAACCATCTTCGGCATTTACACCTTTGGTGAGTTCATCGACTTCTTTTCTTAGGTTAATTGCTCCAGTTATAGCATTTGAAAAACCTATATCCTCCACCTTTGAAAAGGCTTGTCCAATACCGTCTACAGAGACTCCAAGTCTGGCCATGGCTTGGGCCATTGTTGCTGGGTCAGTTCCTTTCTGTATGCTTTGGAGAAGTTCAGTATCTGTTTTCGCAGCTTGCATTTGCAATTCGGACAGAGCATCAGTGCCGCCTCTAGCAAAAGAAATAAATCCTGTTATATCTGAGCCAAAACCAAGTAAATCAGCTAATACTCTTTTTAAACCTCCACCCATATTTTCTACGTCAAATCCAGATAATGAACCTTGTAAAAGTTCTATAGCTTTAGCTGGGTCCTCAAGGGCTGCTTGCACCAAATCTGTTGGCAAAAGACCTGTATCGCCCAAGAGTTGGTTTAATTGTCCAATTGTAGAGGCAGCGCCCTCAAAAGTTGTAAACTTTTCACTCATCTGAACAAGCTTATTTAATTCTAAACCTGTGCCTTTAGACTGAGCTTGCAGTCTTTTAAACGCGCTTACAGCACTATCTCCAAAAGCACCAAACAAAGGTATTTGTGTCGCGAAGTTAGACATGACTGTACCAACATCAATATTTAATGTGTCGGCAAGTGCCTCAAACTCTCTTAGAGACATATCTATTTGTTCATCTGTTTGAGAAAATCCTTTTCTTAATCCCTGCACAATTGTAGTTTGATTCTCAATAGACGCGCCAAGTTTATTTAATATTGTTATTGTTTGTGCTATTCGTTGTTCTGCTGGTTGAATTCCGCCTAGAGTAAAATCAGTAAATCCACGGCTCAAAGCTAGAACTGACTGAGAGACATTTTGTGCGTCAACAGGGAACCCCTTAAGAGAATCTCTAATTTGCATAATAGAGCTATCAAATTCTCCACCAAAGCCTGTTGCTTGGTTAAAACTGATGGCGGCATTTTTAGCTTCTAAGCCGACGCCAACCAGAGAATCTTCAATAAAGCCTAAGTTCGCGTTCAGCAACTCAGAGCCTTTCTCTAGAGCAAAAACACTAGCCCCCAACTGCGCAAGCCCACCCCCAGCATTTTTTAACCTTTCTAGGGTTTCATCGTCAATGCCAAGCTGTTTAAAGCCGGAATTTACTTTATCTCCTACTTTGCCTTGGGCAGCTGCAACTGCATCAAAGCCATCTGCGATAGCTTGCTTTATCTCTTCTTTTAGTTGCTTAAAAGGATCTGCGGCGGCCATTTAGGTTCTCCAATACAATAAATAGTATGAACTATGATATTATCCTTCTTGTTTGTCTTCTGGCATTTCTCTCTTTTTTTGTTTAATCAGCCTTTTGACAAACCAATTCCTAATTGGAATAGGCAAGTTATAGGCCTCCAAGAAAGACCAGCCGCCGTAATACGACAAGAAGAAAAATCGTTCATAGACTTCTTCTATATAATTATTAGAAAGGCCAAAAAAATGAAAGTCCCAACGGCACCTCAAGGGCCGTTGTTTTGCTGCAAGAGGAGCAATGATAGTCTTGCTTTGTATCAATGTCTGGAGATACAGATGAATATACTTTTCTTATTTGTAAAGAGTCTCCTGCTGGGAGAGAGCCAATAAAAGAATTAATTCTACTCTTGTTTGTCTCACCGTTCACCGAGACAATGGCCATTTTCAAAAAATCTGTTCTTGAGGTTTCTGGTAAATTATTTTTTCTTTTTGCTTCTGAGTTCTTTGTTAGGAATTGTCTCTCTTTAACATTTAAGCTCTTTACCTCCACCTCAACACCACTGCTACGTAGTGTTAGAATAAAAGTTCCATTCTCGGTTAGTTCGATGTCCTCTGGGATAGATGTGATTGTAAAGCTGTTTAGATCAATGTCTGTCTCGCTTTTTGTGCCGCACTGTGGACAAGTTATGACGGAGGCATAGTCAGAACCATAGGCAGTGATTCTCGACGCCAGGAAGACAGCGTTACGGTCCCCAGGCAGTAGGGACTCGACATCAACATCGTCAACAATTAAGTTTTCCAATAGTCTATCGAGAACAACACCTCTAGTAATAAGAGATTGAGAAGATAGAATATCTTCATGCTTTGCAGTCATAAACTTTATTTCTATCTCGTCTCGCATGTAAAAAGGATGGCCTGGCGGATAAAGCCTGCCACCACTAGGAAGCACAACAAACTCTGTTGGGCTTACTGTATCTACCTGTGGTCTAGCTTCGTTTGCCACCTCAGGTACAAAAGGGGCTGGAGCGCTTGTCCTAGCCCGATTATTTCTTCTACTCAAAAAACACCTCTAGTTAAATATTACGACGACTGTCCAGGCATCCAGTATCTGTTCTTTGCCTCGCCCAAGATAGGTCCAGCCTCTGATGGATTTGTAGTTTCAATTGAAGCCCAATCATATTTAAATACGATTGTAATATCAGTTAATTCATCTGTTGCATAGCTAAGGTCGCCTCCATAATTAACATCTTGAATGAAGGCGTTATTGAGAGTCCAAGTTTCGACCGGCAAGCCCTCAGAGTCGATTTGAGTAATGACTACTGGCCCCAGTGCCTCTACAGCATTTTTTTTAGAAATCGTAGTTGTATCATTCACATCTACGGGAGGACGATAGCCTGACTCTCGTATAATCCTAGAGAGGTTAGCAGCAGCGTCAGGACTGACCGGGTCAACAAGAGTGACCGTAACGTCGTTCCACGTCACACTACCAGGATATTTAAACGTGTGGTTTAAGAACTTGTGATCAACAGAATTAATTGTTACTTTTGGCTTGGTAACACTTTTCGTATACCACGTAGCTCCATTAGGCATGTTGCCCATGGTTAACAAAAATCGAAATTTTCTTTTTGGTGAAACATCTGTTGATGTCCAGAAACCTGCTGCCATGAGTTGTTTTCTCCCCTATCTGTTATAAGTAGTTAATAATTTCTTTTTAATCGTCAAAAGAAGCTCCAGACCTTGTGATTACGAAATCAATCGCGATAAACTCAATTGATCTTGCTGGCTTCAGGAATATCTTAGCATATAAAATATTTCTGTCAACAAGATCAGAAGTTGTCGTAGTCTCATCCAAAATAACGCGGAACTCTGACAGGCCCAATCTTGCTTGGACCGAGCCAAGGAACTTATCTGCTTCTCCCTTAAACCTAGTCCATGTAGTTCTTACATTCTGGTCAAAAAGTACACCGGCTGCAATTCTTGAAATTCTCTTCTTCAAGAAGATGAGAAGTCTACGAACATTAATTCTATCCAAAGCACTTGGCGTTACTTGGAGTGTCTTTTGGCCGAATACAACGATGCCCTCATTTGGGAATGTAGCAATAGGATTAATATTTGCTTCGTAAAGATCATCTCTGTCTTCTCTGCGCAGCCTTTCGGTTGTCGAAAGCACTGGAAAACCTCCAGCGCCTGTGCTAAGTCCACCGCGTGTAAATCCTGCTGGAGCAAACCAAAGCTCTGCTCTTGCCTCTGAAGAGGCAAAGGTTCCGATAGCTATGACAGATGGCGGTACCCACAAAGAAGCGTTAGAGATATCATCTCTAATTCTTACCCAAGGATAGAATGTACAGCCGTAGCTTGTATTGATTCTTCTGTTTTCAAGAGAAGTAACAGCTTCTGACACTGACTTGACTCTATCGGCAAAAGCGTCTATCGTCTCGGTAGCAGGGACATACACATTCTCGATGTCAACCACTGCAAGGCAATCTGCACGGCTTTCTGCCACGGAAATAACGTGGTCGGTAATAACGGGCTGTGTTACACCTGGAACGGAAATCAGGTTAGCTTCCACAAACTCAGGATCCGCAACAGTGTCAAGCGCTCTCTTTACAGTATTGTAAGCATAGCTTGTATCTTGAGCGGCAAATTGTCCAATAGCCTCGTTATTAAAAGGCTCCTGCTCCGAGATATCAACTCCGTCAAAGCCTCCCCAGATTGGCATAGTGAAGCTGTTGTAGCCAGCGTTTAGCGTATTGGTATGAGAACTATTAACAGCAGAGATTGAAGTGCCCGCTGCTCTAGAGCCAGAGACATAAACACCACTACCACTTATATCGTCAAGAGTGAAGACAAAGGAATAATCAAAGCTAGTTCCCGGCACAAACACTCCAGTATCACCCGGCGCTCCTCTTACATAGTCGGCATAGCCTGGATCAAATCTAGTAGAAGTCTTAGCAGTTGTAGTCTGGATGCCAAAATAAGCTCTAGTAGGATCTGTGATACCTCCATCAGTTGCGTTATCTCGCAAGGCGATAGACGGGAATTGGAATGATGCTGTAAATTCGTTACCCGAACCGTCAGCTATTTCTTGCATAAATCCAGTTGTGCTTATTGCATCAGCACCAAACCCGCCAGTCACGTTGAGAGTACCAGTTGCAAAAGTAGTGATCGTAGTGCTAGCGGTTGTAACGCCAGCGCCACTCAAGAATGTGTGAACACTGCCTGAGAAAACAGAGAAGTTCTTTGGCTTCACTGGACCATAGAAACCAAACGGAACAAGGGCTCGATTAGCTTGGCCATCCGAGACCAATTGATTCATCTCAACATAAACATATTTAGACTGATTGTCAAACTCGCCACGCTGAACTAATCTGCGCTCTGTCTCTCTCCACTCTAAGTATTTATCACCTATCTTCTTTGCCACATAGTTTTCTGAAGCTGGGTTCAAATTGCAGGCAGTGAACTGTTCAATAATCTCTGGGACGTTATCGCTGTCACCTGCTAGTCTAACCTCTACTGTGAACGTTCCATACCCATCAATATCATTTCTTGGAGCCTTGATATCAGCTATGGAAACTTTTAATTTCTTTGAAGCCCATTCAGCATGGTTTAGAGCTTTAATTTTAAATAGTGATTGTGTTCTAGTAGTAGCATCGAAGCCAGTATACGTTGTTGTTGTATCTTGGGAGAATACAAAACCTGTTTGTCCATCTTCAAATCCTCTTCTACGATATGCAAAGTTTGAAGCTTCTGTTGTGGAGGTGGCTAATGGAACAATGATTCCGTATACTCTCCCTGCACCATTATCGGTAATGTGTCCTCCGTCTCCAGTGTCGAGAGTTGCAAAACGCTCAAATGTTTCGCCTAGCCAATACTTATCTGATAAGTTTGTAATATCAGAAGCTTTTGTATGAGTAGCTCCTCTGCCACTTTGTACAAGTTGCGGATTTGTGTTAAATACTTTTCTAATGTACTTAGAAGAGTTTCTATCAAAATTGAATGTGGTTTTATACTCTGTATTACCACTCCCTGACACGACCGCAGTGAATTCAAGAGAATCTCCTGTTGAAGCGAAGAGTCCAAGGGTACCAGCATCCTCTGCTGTCCCAAGGCCGTTTGCTCCACTCAGGCCAACCGTAGCACCGTTTGTATAGAAGACAGCAGCCAATCTACCAGATCCAATATCAGCATCATACATGTTAGTCGAAGAGGAGTTAAAGATAAACATTCCAAGTGCTGTCTTATTCGTAGACATTGCATCAGAAGCGCCGCCTCCGGTGCTCCATCCCGCTAATCCGTTGCCCGTAGCTGTAGAACTGTCTGTTCCCAAAAGTCTAACATAGTTGACTGGGCCTACCCCAGATCTCAAATAGGCCATGGCTGCGTAAGGCCCATATGTTGGGCCAATATAGTTTCCATCGCGCCAGACATCATCCCCACGACCGCCAGGAATAGGATTACCATAAAACTCAATAAACTCTGATGGAGAGTTTATTCTAATAGGACGCATCGCAGGTCCGTGCTCTGCTCTGCCAATAATGATTGGTCCAACGTCTGGTAAGTCATTAGGAAGTTGAGAATTGTCAACCTCGTTAATGAACACGCCAGGGGATACAAATCTAAACTTTCTTTCAGCCATAGGGTGTAGTCTCCTAAATAGATATATTCACGTAATAAATAGTATTTTAAAAACGCAAAGCACTATTTTACTCTTTATAAAAGAGGGCGATAGAACGGCTAGAATCAAAGTCTGGGATGTCGCCGACAATGACTCTTTCTCTCGGTATTTTACCTTCTACTGCATTTTCACTCACAGAAAGTTTTGGCCTATCCCTATTAGAGCCTTCGCCAATTAAATAGCCAAGAACTTTAATCTTTATGTTTGTCTCATACATTCTCTCTTCTTCATTGAGTTGAGTAACATTGCTTGTTTGTGTGAAATCCCCTTCTATAAAACCCTCAAATGTATGGCCCTCGTGCTTCATTAAGAAAGCCCTAATTTGACCTGTTTTTGTAATAAATGGCGTAACAAGTTCATTTATTTGCTGTTGATACTCTGTTCTCAATGATACATTGTAATTGACAGTCACATAAGTTGGAACCGGGACAGAGACTGTTTCATAAACAACTTTGGCTGTTGCGCTAGAAGGAAAATTCTGTTGTCCAACTCCAACATCTGCTGCGCTCATCGAACCCTCTAATCTTGCAGTATCGGCATTTATAAAATTAGAAGTCTTGTCTTGTTTTATTCTTCTCGCAACAACAAGAGCGCCACCACGCTCATCATTAAACTCTGGAATGTGAGACCAGGCGACTCCTTTGAAGTTTGGATCTTTAGACATTCCTGCTCGTTCAATAGTGATAATTGGAAGCTTTAATACTCCGTGAGAATCCCTTAGGCCCTTGTCCCGCTTGATTTGCAAAGCTCTCTCGGCTGAAACCCATAGCACCGGGACCTTTTCCCAGCCTTTATTTGTTTGGGCTGATAAGTTTAACGTGTCGTTTATAAAATTATAAAAAGCTACATCTATAGTTTCTATTGTAGATGGCATAAAAGAAACTTCTTTTAATATTTGATTTGCATTTTGTATTTTTGTATATTTGCGATCAGGTGCCATCGAATAAACCCTCTCTTGCTCTTAAACATTTAGCTGATATTTCAAGCTTATGATCTATTTGACCATATATTAATTTAGGCTCTGAGAGAGAAACGATCTCGTAAAATGAATCTCCATATAAAACAAAATCGCCTTCTCTAATAAAAAGATTCTGGTCTTCTGTCAGTCTTCTTTTGTGAAAATGAATAGTCAAAGATTGAGTTTTATCTAAACCAATATTTTTACCATATTCGGTCTTTAAACCTTCGTACTCAATTAGAGCTTTAACTGCTATAGGTGGCAAGAAAGTCTTTTGTATTGCTTCTCCGTACAAATCGTGAAAGTAAGTTGATTCTAAATCAATTGGATAGTAAGCAATTGTTTGGCCCACAACTCTTTCAATAATCTCATCGTTAACTTGCTTAACGAGATCTCGCTCCTTCGCACCAGTGAAGAGTGGAGGAGGCGGAGCATCAGGTTGTGTCCATTTGTTTGCCATTTAGTTATCCTACAAAGATTGGTGAAGGAACTTTCTGAGATATCTTCTCTGTTGCATCCATAAGCTCTGCATCATTTTTTACAATCTGGAGGTAAGTGGTCTCATCTAGGATCTTCTTTAGTTCATCTACTAAAGCTGTCTTTTCAGTAGCAGCCTGAGACAGAAGATCGCTAGAGTTTAGAGTTACATTGTCCCCAGGGATCGGAATATTACCATTAAACTTTCCTCTGATTTGTCCAAGCATTTCTTTGCTCAGGGATAATGCGTATCTCCTAATCCAATGTTTTCCAATAGCATTGATACTTGAGTAGCCAATGTTATCAAATGGCAGAGAGTTAATATTGTTAATACCGTTGATACCAGTCTCTGTTGTGCCATCTTCCTCCCAAGCATTTCTCTCAACCGTAAACTTAACAAAGAATCTGTCTGTGATTCTATTGTCTGGTGGAGGATAAAGAGTAAGTTTATTGTTTATAATCTCGTAGGAGTAATGAGAAGTTCTTGTGTAGATATGATCCTCATACGCCATCGCCTGCATCTTATTCTGCCATGCAGGAATAATCTCAAATGTTGAATCATCTGCAAACTGGCCGTATGTCATCATATTACCGATAACATTAATGCCACCATAGTATCCAAAGAATCTCCACATAGCTGCTGGCGTCTTGTAGTAGACCCTTGTAATGCGTACTTTATTGTTACCTACCAGACCACTAAAGTCTACAGCGTTACCAGTACCAGCGTCTAGACCAGTATCGGAAGCACCAGAAATAATGTTTTGTAAATCATATGTTGGCTGTCCTAAGACCGTGTTGAAAGAAGCAGAATACTCTGTTAGGTTTCCTCCAAATCCAGCGTATTCTGCCAGGCCCTCTCCGACCTTTCTAGCATAATCAAAACGAAATCTGGGATACTTAAGATTTATCTTAGAACCATAGCTTGCGCTAGCGTCTCCACCAGTCATCTGTCCTTCATGATCGAAAGAAGCAGTAGCTTGTCCCAATACACTTGGAAGAGCATTCTTTGATTGGTGTAAGTTAATCTGGTATGAATACTCTAATACCGCTTCTTCATAAGCGGAATATACATTTGCTGTAGTTAGCTCGATATCTAGAACATCACCACCAAGCTTCTTGTAGACATAAGCTACTTGATCTGCAGCACCTGAAATAAAGTTTTCATCATATAGGTCTCCTCCCGTTGTGTAAAGGCCAATTGGATAATTCGTTGAATTACCAGCACCATCTGCTGTCGTGATGGTGCTTCCTGTAGACGGGAGGATAACCTTACTAGAGGTGCTAGCTGGTGTGAGATTGGGAAGTGCCATAGAGGGGTTCTCCTAATACATAGTAATTAGTTTGTTTATAGTAAAACCCCATATAGCTACTATTATTCTGATTGAGCAGGGACCTCAAGCTTCTTTGAGGTAGTCGTCTTTCTAGGCTTGCGCTTAGCTCTTGGCTTGCGCTTAGGCGCTGGAGCGGGGTCGGGCTCAATTACAACAGGCTCTGGCTCTGGTGTTATCTCTTCCGCAACATGCTCTGGGTCAACTACCAAATGTTCTGGCTCTGGTTCGACAGCCGGTTCTGGAGTTACCTCCTCAGGCACATCGTTTAAAACAGAGGCCAAGGATTCAACCTCAGCCTCTGCCGCCGCAATCTCAAGCTCTTCTGCTGCGGTAATAACTCCATCGGCCATAGCTTCTTCTTTTATTTCTTCAAGCTTAGCAAGTGCTCTTGCATATGGATGTGAAGCATACTTTCTACCAAACTTTTGAGGATAGTTCCTCATTCTCTTTTTCTTGCCCATGATAACTCCTTTTGGACATAGTAACTAGTTTCATAAATAAAAAACCCCCAACCGGATGGAAGGGGGGTTTTTCTAGCTTTTGAGCAGATCAGCTAGCTAGGGTAATCGCTGCATCACCATCGGTGCTGAACGCCTGCAATAGCCACTTGCTGCCAGTGCAGATGAATTCAAGGCTGTCTCCAGCTAGAGCCTTAGATGCTACGAAAGTCACCGAATCGGCTGCCGCATCGCTGCCCACGTTATCAG